TACAAATTCGCGTTGTTCACGGTGGCGACATCCAGAGCCTTAACGGCTTCGAGCCTCCGCGCTGATTCCGCCGCCCACGCCGGTTCCCACTCGAATTTCATGTTTTGATTTTTTGTAACGTCTCCAGCGCGGTAATTCTTCTCCGCCATATCCAGAGCGAGTTCACCGACGAACAGGATTTCCTCATCCGTCACGTTCGGCTCGAAAAAAACGAAGTGAGAACAAAACGGCGGGTTGATTTTTTGCGTCGGCAACGTCTTGATCCATGCTTCGTAAGCCTCCGGAGAATCTTCTCCCGCGTAGTCGTCCGGCGGGAAAACCGGCACCTCTACCAGCGCATAGAACGGATCGGTCTCATCCCAGAACAGATCATAGCGCACCTGCAGTAATCCGTTGCGCACGTTGCATCCTGATTTATCGATTTTGAAAAAGCTCATAATTCACCCGTATTGATCTCACCACAAAAGCCCTCTCCCTCTCGGAGAGGGCTTCTAGCTGAGTTTACGCTTCGCTCGGTGTCTGTTCGACGTAAGCAGAATCATCGAAAAAGATTGTGATATACTTCTCGCCGGGAGAACCGGTGTCCGTAATCTTCATCACCTGCTCGGTCGCCGTATCGGAATCGGGGTCAAAAACCTTCCCCTTGTTGGTGGCATCAGGGACGCCCGTTTCGACAACGAGGCCCGCTGTGGTTGCCGCCGTAACGGTATTAACCGCCGTTGAATCCTGTGCGACAACAACGGTATCGCCGACTTCAACAGTGTTGGTCTGAAAAACAACCTGCACCTTGGCGACTGTCCCGCGGCACGGTGCCGGAATATATTTCGTGCCGCCATCGGCATGAATAAAAGGTCCTAAAACTATCATGGTCGTATCTCCTTTAAATTTTATTTTTACAGTTCATTGTTATGTTGCCGCAATCAGCGCATACGGGAATGTATATGTTTCTCCCGCCGTACCTGTACCGGTAATGAAGTTGCCGGCCGCATATTCTACCTTGCAATCAATGCCGGTTGCCGGATCGGAATCAATGTCCGCATCGGTAAAGAGTTTATTGCCAACGATGTGGAATTTGTCCGAATTGTCGTCGATGGTCAGAGCAACGGCGTGAATGGTGCAATCTTCGATCCGGCTGTCGTATGCCGGGGCTCCTGAAACAACGTCAATTCCCTCGGCTGCGTTGATATAACAGCCCTTGATTACCGTCTGGTGATTCGAGGCCGTGCCTTCAATGGCAATACCGACGGCAAATATCCCTGTTCCGTACGCGGCGGGGTTCTGATAAATCTCCACGCCTTCGATCCTTACGAGGGCCGAATCAGTAATTTCCAGGGCTTTGGTGTTTCCGGCCGCGGACGGCTGCATATGGCCACCCAGAAACTGCAAGCCGTGACAACCGGCGGGTATGACAAACAGATCGCCAGTCCCGTCCGCCGTGAATCCCATATTGATGAACCGGCAACCCACTTTCGCCGCCGCAATCGTGTGATGTCCGATAATACGGGGATACGGCACAAGGTCAGAACCGCAGCCGATAATGTCACATTTCTCCGGAAGAACGGTTAAATCTTCCTTGATTCCGTCGCCGCAGACAAAAATCTTGTTGCGTCGCGCCCACCAACGGTTCGCCGCCAGGCCGATACTGGCGTTGCTGGCTGTAATGGCCTCGGCAACCGTCGAAAACGGATGGTCGGGAGAACCTGAGCCCGTCGCCGCAACATTCAGGTCAACATAATACTTTCCGGCTTTGGGGCCTTCATAGTCATTGACCATCAGGAAATCCGAAATCGGGCGGGATGCCCTCGGTCCACCTACTGACAAAATTCTTTCACTCATGATATTTCTCCTTTATTGCAGACCTCAAACAACGTCTGCCCGGTTAAAGGGTTTACGGGGGAGCAGGACGCTCCCCTTTATTGAATTAACGTCTTATGTCGGTACTGACAGGTTGGTATGTCTGACCTGCATCTGCCGGTTCGTACAAATGAGATTGCCGCGGAAACGGGTATCAGCAGAAAGGTTGTCCGGCTGGCCCATAATTCCCTTGTGCATCCACACAGGATTCGTAAAATTGTAATCCTTGTGAGCTCTCAAATGCAGGAAACGGAGGTTCAGGGCGTCGAAATAACCTGACGTCTGGTAGGTATCGGCAACAATCGGAGCACCCTTGTGCACGATGTTGTTCCAGCCAGCCTTAACGATTTCCTCGTTGGCGTATCTTTGCTGGGGATGCAGGGACAACTCGTAACCGTCGCGCAATACGGCTGTCGTTACGCAGAAATTGGGCAGATATTCATCGATATCGCCCATTGCCGGGGTGCGCCAGATACCTTGCAGGACGCTGAAACTGATGGTGTCCGCTGTAGTAATGACATTTGCTTTCCATGCCGCCATATTGACTTCGGCAATGGAACCGTATTCCGTCGAAGTCGTGGTGTCAAAAAGATTTCCGAGACCGTCGAGACTGATTCCATCCGTCTGGCGAGCCATAATCTGAGACGAAAGATCGATTCTGATCGCCTTTTTGATGCTCTCAATCTTGCCTTTGGCCAGATCAATCATCGCCTCGTCACCGGTGCACTTGGTCAGATCGTCCAGATCCAGCGAATTGGAACCGTAGGCGCCACCCCATCCGAAACGGGCCGCGTCGTAGATTTTCTTTTTCGACTGGTTAATGACGGTCTGAGGACCATACGCACCGTGATTCGAGGATGCGTATTCCAGGGGAACCTTGATCATAAGGCCGCCGTCAACGGTCTCATGATTTTTTACTTCCCAGTTGTTACGGGCAATGGCATTGCCCATTAATTTATACAGCAAAGCCGATGCCTTGCTAACGATATCAACAGAGTCACCCATCGGAGTTTTCATCCAATAGTAGGTGCTTACCGCATTCAGTTCATCTAAGAGAGCCATAGCTCAATCTCCTTTCTATTTGAGAAAGGCAAAAAGACTTACCCGCCACGAACTGCCGCCAAAGCCGCTTTCGCGCCGGCGTCAGCCTCTTCACCTGTTACACGTTGAGGGTTGGTTACAGTTCCGGGAGATTGCCCTTTCGGGATCACCTTCCCGGTGGAATCCTTGCCGTGTTGCAGCTTGAGGATTTCCTTGATCTGGTCGCGTTCAGTGGTTGCGGCAGTCGCTATCTGTGCAGCGTCGGCCGCTTTTATGGCAAAATAAGCGCTCATGTTGTCGTGCATACCAGTTCTGTCCTGCGCCCGAAAATCTTTGATTCTCGTCTGCATTTCAGGAGTGTTGAAATCCTTGTTTTCATCAAGGAATTTCTGCTGGGCGGTGGCTGAATCACGGCTGGCCAGTTCTTCTTTTAGGAATCCCTTGGCTGCGCCGAGTGTTTTTTCGTGCTGGGCCAGTGCGGTGTATTTATTCATCTCCCGATATAACTTGGCCTGTTTCTCCATGACTTTTTCATCCATGGGATCAAGTTTTGAGATTTGAGTTTCAATGTCCGCAATCTTGGCCTCGTACTCAGACGCTTTATCGGCTGGCTCAACCGTACCTTTGGTCACATCGCCCTTTGTGAGAGCCTCTTTCAGTGATTCCGCCAGCGTTTGTGCCTGGCCTCTGACCTGGCCGAGTTCATTCCCCTGCTTATCAAAGGCGCCTTTTAATTCCGCATGGCCTTTAATCAGGTCGGATACGGACTTATAATTGGTGCCGGGAATAAAACCGTTTTCATCCAGTTCAATCGCATTGGGATCGGGCGGATCGCCCTGTTCACCCACGACGCCACGCTGGTTCATAAAAGGCTTCAACAACATTTTCAATAACACGCTCATTTTCTTCATTTTCCCGCTCCTTCCTCGGCCAGTGTTGGATTTCGTGTTATCCCCTTAGGGCACGTTGAAACTGGTTGTCCGAATCAGAAAAAATAAAAAAAGCCCGGACTCCTTGGCGCATCGCTGCGTTATCCAAAGAATCCGGGCTTGTTAGTAACTCTTAGAGTCTTTTCAGTCCCCGTTATGTATTAAAAGATCGATTACCTCATGAACACGTATTTAAATATTCCCCTGTTTGAAAATTGTTTCCTTGCTATTATTCCTCAAAAACGATGATGCGATAAATCCCTGTGTCACATTGAGTTCTACCATTAATTCAATTTTATCAGTTTTTTTCCCTGAAATCAAGTTTTTTATTTGTTTTTCGATGGCGGACTTGATCGCGTCTATTTTATCTTGCTCGGTCATATCAGGCCTTTTGGATAAGATTGTTTTCTTTCAGATAGCGTTGGTGCTCTGTCCTTGATGTGATATGCCTTGCCGCCCTGTCGGGCAATGTCATGAGAGCCGACGGCAGCCACTTTACGTCGTTAATGCTATCGCACTGGATAGCGCCGCTTTGCGCAATAATCCGCCTGGCCATTCTTCCACACCCCGGCTTTGAGCATCTCACTTTCTTCGGGATACTGTCCATCCGGTGGACCTTCTCGGTAATCGTCTTACACAGTTTGCATTCATATTGATAGACTGGCATAGCTCACCTCAACGCGGCTTCTGAATATCGCCGGAACCGGCAAGGACCAGACCGGAGATAGCCTGACGATACAGTTTTTTCACCACTTCCTCGGTCACATCGAAATACACATGATTCACCGGTAGGTTTATAACGGCGGGTTTCCACGGGAATTCTCCCACGGCAAAATGATGCTGCCCCGTCTCCTTGTCATTAGCAATAAACAGATTGCGCGGCTCTTTGATGGTTAAAACGTCTTTATTGTCTTTGTTGATCCTCTCTCCAATGATGTAGCCGAAACTTGTGTTGACCAATACCAGCATATTACCTCCCATTGTTTTTAAGTTGTTCTGACGATGACATGACGAATTGCCTTATCGCCATCGCCTGTTCTTCCGGCAGTCCTGAATCAACAAGGATTTGCAGGGCCTGATCCACTTGTGATTCTGCCGTCCTCTCAACCTCTTCCCTCCAGTTCGGCCAGTTCAGCACTTCCAGTAAACCTTTCTGGCCGATAGCTTTCTGTTCGTATAACTTGAACGCCAATTCCTGATTCTGTAGGCTCGTTCTCGGCGTTGTAGAGCCGCTTTCGACAACATAATTGTATTTACGGCCGGCGAAGTTCACGCCAAAGAACTCATACGTCTCGTCATCAACATTGACCGAATCGGGCTTTGTCCCAAAGTTTTGATACAATCCAATAGCCCAGCGGCTGCGCTGCTCAGCCAGATAATCGATGGATGATGTTTTCGATTGCATCAAGACTGCGTTTCTTTCTTGGAGTGCGACAATCGCCTGCGCTGCAATCACGCCGTTGGGCGCCACGCCCCGGTCAGCGTCTTCAATCTGGTAAACACGGTCGAAAAACCTGACGATCAACTCCAGAACGGCAAAGAAGGTTTGCGGCAGATTAGGCACCTGCATAAATTCAATGCGGGCATTGGGGATTGTCGGCATCAAAATAAGTCTTCCGGCATTCTTGATTGTGCTTTCAATCATTTCTTTGGTTATGCCGCAGTTCTTCTGCACGATCAGCGGCGGCGTCATGACGTTGATCACCCAGGCAATCAGCTTAGAGAATATAAGGTTGATTTTGTTGAGAAGGTCGCCCACCTGTTCGGCGGCCGAGAATCCCCATACAGAAATGCCGTCCCGATAAGAATTGGCGTAGTAGTAAGGCAGGCGGCCCCATGGATAGGTATTAATCGCCAATTCCGTAGGCAACTCGGGATTGATATTGGGGTTTTCGCTGTCATCCAGGACGATAATCCCGTCTTTCGACTGAGGGTCTTTGCTTTTTGTAATCGTGATTTTGCGGATTCCGTCCCGATAAACAGGAATCTTCGTTGTCATTTCTTCGAGTACCGGATAGCCGGTCTCTTCGTCCAAAACCACTTCTTCAGTACCCGGGTCAACGAACGGTCGCTGTTCGGTTATCGTTGTGAAGCTATTATCCCTTACCCATACCTCAATAACCAAACAACGCTTCAGAGATTTGTCCTGCGTCTTCCCGCTGGTTATTGTCATGGGATCGCTGTAATTGCCGATTGATGTATTTTGGGCGCCGTAGCCCTCTCCCTTGAATTTCTCTCGTTCTGTGCCCATGAGTTCATAGGCCTCATCTTCCTGCACATCGGTAACGCCAAAGAAGGATTCGATATCTGAGACAAATTTAACGTAGGCAAACGCGATATATGGAGCATCTTCACTGATGTTTTCCCAGTATCCAGGAGCCGGGAACACCTGAAACGGGTCCGTTACGTCAATATCCGGATTGTCCTTAGATTTATCCCAGGACGGCTTTTCTCCGGTATGCCCGTATATTTCCATTTGCCGGGCCGATTGCCGTATCTTGGGCAACTGGTCCGTGTCCTTCCACCACTTTTTGAGGACCATGGAGAGGACTTTTTCAGATCCTTCGCCGGTCCCGTCCAGATCAACGACCTCGCCGACCGGATTGCGGGCGGTAATATTGGAGACCGTTCTTTCGATATTCGCAAAATAGAGATTGATTGGGGTGAGGACTTTCTTGGGTTGCCTGGCGCCCTTCATGCCGGTCTGCTGCTGGGTCTGCTGTCCGCGATAGAGGGCGTAATTATTTACGAAGTCTTGAGGTTTATTGAGGCGTTCTTTTTCGGCCTTCGCCGCGTTAAAGAGCAAATAGGCATACGGACCAACATCCGGATCGTCTTTCGGTGGCAGTTTTGATAAGCTCCATTCTCGTAACATAATAAAACCCCGCTGATTTTATTCAGACGGGGCATTATGCGCGGTCAGCTTATCAGTCTATGCAGCCGGAAGGCGGGATAGATGATGATATATTAAGATTTTACCGGTTCATTTTTTAAATTCTCCAGTAACTTTATGAGCATTTTAGCACAACGGATAATGACGTCAATAATCTTTTTTGAGTCCTCAGACATTATTTAACCCACCTCAACCCAATCCTCTCCGTTCCATTGCTTGTTGAATTTTTCTTTCATCACAAAGGCGAGCCAATGTTGTTCCCATGACCATTTTACTTTGCATCCCTCTTCCGTAAACCAGTAATGAAATTGTCCCTCTAAATCAAATGGGATTATTCCCATCATTTCCTGCAACTGGTCCTGACGTGGGAGCCAGACAGCGTCGCTTTGATTATCACGATAACCACCAGAGATATAATGCCCCTCATCGTTGTCCCATTTTAATATAGATATCTTATGCGCGTGAGGCAGATAATAAAACGATGTTAATTTATGCTCTTCGTCTTCATCCTCATTGTATATTTTTGAACCAAGATCAAGTTTCTGTATCTCCACCGCCTTCCTGCACATATCTATGTAAAGTTCAGAAGTGTCCATTATTTATGACTCCTCTTATGCCCGGACAACGCCAGCTTGGTGCCGAAAGACTTTCCGCAAACGTCGCAGGTGAATGGCTTTGCAATCGCTGATTTCTCAACATCGGACAGTTCCGCGGGAGACGTTACCGGAATATCCGGCGGGTTATCTTTCCCCTGAACTTCTATCTCCGGCTGTGTTCCCGGAGGCTCTATTGTCCTTTGATTTTCGGGTTCAGGGACAGATTCAGAGGGCGGCTCAGGCTCTACTACCGTCAATCTCCCATACGGTGCCAATTGACAGGTGCACTCCGGACAGGTCAAGCTAGAAACAGGCGTTGATGATGTTAATAGAAAATCCAAGTGGTACGTCACAAGGGATTTTAACATATCCCCTCGCGGACTTACATTAGGATCGTACTTATCGGTAGTTTTAAATAAAATCTTTTTGCAATTAGGACACTTAACAGGCAATCCCGACAAATCTTGATTCATTTTTATCTGCCTCCATTCTTAATTTTCTTAATATCCAATGCTTTTTAATACTTTCACTTATTTTTTGTTTTGTATGAATTGATGATTTTGCCTATATAAACTTTCCCATTAATCATGTTCTGTGCCTGATACACACAACCCATCTATTTTCCTCCCTCAAACATCTTTAAAAAGTCTTTGCTCTTATCCAGAATGTTCTTTTCAGCCTCTGTTTCTATTTCTTCCGCGGCATCCGGAATCGTGAAGACTGTACCCTTGGGCACTCCGCCGAGAAATTTCTCTCCCTGGGTGGCGTTTCGGCTCTTAAACACCAACCATCCACCAAGGACGACACCAGCCATAACCAACAGACAGGCAAAACTCATTAACGCGATCACTTCACCGAAATTAAACATTACACACCCTCCTCCACGGTAAACATATTTTCACTCTGCGAATCCATCCACGGGGTTGTGTGTAAAAGCGTATGAATCAACCCCCCTATCGCGAAAACAGCCGGATTGTTGCGCCTGTACTCATGATGTTTGGTCCGGAGAATACTGTTTCCACCAAAAGCAAAACGCTCTGGCTTGTTTAATATTGCTGTCTCCATTGATCGTTTGTAATTATCAAAGGCTTCTGTGTCGTACATATCCAACGGCGGAGCCAGTATAATCTCTCTATTCTTTTTTCCGAGCCTTTCAAGATCGGCATTATACGACACCAAATCAGTGATGTTTTTATCCGGATCGCCTATGAATGTTTTCAATAGCTCGGGATGTTCGCCAAAGCCGAACTTGTCCCGCATTTCCTGAATTTTCTGGAAGAGAACGATTAAATACTCGCTTTCGGCCTCGTCCATTAATCTAAACCATGCTTGCTCAGGTGGCCTACTTGATTTTACAACGGCCACAATAGCGACATATCCGGGTAATCCCTTCTTTTTATCCTCGTCCTCATAGGGCCAACCGATACACCCGTATAAATCATAATATTGCTGGTCTGTTTCGGTATTCTCGTAATGATACGCCCTGGGCGTGAGCTTAATGCCTTTACAAATAGCATCGTCAACCATTGATTGATAGCGCAGATAATCTATTTCAGTGGGCTTAATTAATTTAATCATCAAGATCATCCTTATAGGTGACGCCATTGTAACCCACGGCAAACGTAATAAAGGCGCTCGCGCCATGAGAAGTCCAATCATGTAAGGGCCGGTTTGTGAGAACTTTCTTTTCTTCATCGTACTCCGCCCGGTATCCTTCCAGTGCGGAGATCCCGGCCATGCAATTCTTTTCATCAAAATAGCAGCTACCGAGAATATTCCGGACCGCCGGGATATGGACCTGAATAATAATATCCATTTTCCGTGCCCTGGAGACGACGATAATAGGCTTAATCCCCAACCCCTCGCCTATTTCCTTGCGCGTCTGTGCGACCTCACTATTGGTCATTTCGCGGGCCTCGGCATCATGCGGCATATAATGATTGCCGTACCGATAACCCTTGCTCTCCATGATTTTATGGTAATGCTCCAGGCCGTAGCCGGTGTTCTCGTAATAATCGATAACGTAATGCTTGCCGAATTTATGTTGAATGAACCAGATCGCCATGGAATCATCGACGCCTAAATCCCATGCTGTATCAACTTCAATGGCCGGATCATGCGGACAACTACAAATACGCCCTTCTTTCCGGGCCAGTGCCATTTGCTTGGAGAAATACGCACCCAATACAGCGCCCTCAAACGAGCAATAATATTCCTGCATAAATAGAGCGAGGCCCATTTCCTCGCCAAACGTGGCGATCATATCCGCTTTAATGGCCGTAAGTTTATCAGGAGTGAAGACAGGCGTATCATCCGCCGTAAGGATTTGCCCGAACCATCCGGGCGCCACACGAGCATGATCAACCAGCCGTTTGAAATGATTATTGCCTCGGGACGTACTGATAAAAATAGCCCATCCGCCATTTTCCTCCAGAATGGGCGATAGATAAGCCCACGATTCAGGATTAGATAAGGCGTATTCAGAAAAGACAATTCCGATAGGCGGAGAACCGACGAGAGCATTGTAATTATCCGATCCGACCAACTGCCACGTGGATCCGCCTTTAATCTTGATGAACATATCGGATTCGCGGATCTTCTGCGCCCTGATCGACTCGGGAAAGGCTTCATCAATGCGCCTCATTCCGGTCCGGGGATTGACTGCCTCCCAAATCGCTTTACGGCACTGGTTAAATTGCGGGAGCATATGCCAGTAATTGCCTATTCTTTTTTGCGCGGCTTCAGCGGCGAAGTTTAGAGCGATATCATCCTTGCCCCAGCGTCTATGAGCGCATTCAACCGCCCGCAGGCCGCCGGCGATCAGGTAATCCCACAAGGCCTCCTGATCATAACGGGGCATCCATCCGGGCGCGTCAGTCAGGAGAATAGACAATTCGGTAAGTTCCTCCGGATTCAGATAAGGGACAACGCTTCTGATTTTATCTAAATTAGCTCCTTGAAGCTGCATTCTTCTTCTCCGCCTCTTCTTTACGCTTCAATCCTTTTTGAAATATTATCGATACCCGCCTGGCTATTTCATTTGCGGATAACTGCTTGGATGTAAGATCCTGCGGTTCGCCGTCCTTGCCGGGGAAAATAACCCTATCAGCCAGCTTGCCCTTCATTTGCAAAAGTATCCGCAAGTGAGTAGCGTCTCCGCGAACAGCCGCACGTAAAGACGCATTGATCATAGCCGCATATGATTTATCAATCAGCCGGTCCACCTGCCGCTCGTAATACTTGCAGAAATCCGGCTTTTCAAACGCATTGTAATAGATATTCCGTGTGCAATGAGCGAGTAAACAAATATCCGTGATTGATTTAAACCTATGTTCTGGATTTAAAAGAACTTCCAGTAAATCCTTCTCTTTTACTGTCGGGCGGTATTTTGTTGACTTTTGTTTAGTCTTTGTGCCTTCTCGCCGCGTCTTCTTTGGGGAGATTTTTTTCTTGGCTATTTTCTTTATCATAATCCCTCCAAGATATTCGGTACTGTTGCATTGGGCTGACTCCAATCAACGCCCAATTTTAAAACCTCATGGAAATCCTTGACGTCATGATCAATGAGCCTGTTCTTTAATGTCGGGATGTGCATTAATTCATGAAACATCAGAATAGCCCGTTGTTCGTCGGTAAAGTAATCGATCTTGCTCTCATAAAATACGATTGCAAAATGCTTATGGGTGAATACTTGGATGGGATGATCATTGAGGTTGTAAGTACGTGCGGCGGCCGGCGGCATGGTCTCCAGTTCTTTAAGAAACAGAACATCATTTACATCGACATGATATACTTCCTCACGCACGAAAATGACTTTACGCGCCAGTTCTTTTAATTCTGGAGCTTCAATAAACTTGGTCATATTGAGCAAAATCGCCTAAAATCACTTAAATTTTATATTTCATAAAAAAACACCCATGCTAAAATTAACCACAATCAATTATCTTTAACGCGGACATAGTATAGCATGGCTTTTTTCGCGTTCTGCGTAGACACGCCGGGAATCTGCATAACTCGGCGGTGGTTCCTGTGTAACCCCGCTGATAAACTACTTGACACGTGTTAAAATCTTACGATTAAGCCAGTGCTGTATCGCTTCCTCAGTGATCCACCACTCGCGTCCGACCTCCACGGCGGGGAGAGGGTTAATTCTATCGTGAATCAAATCCCGGACAAAATCAACACTCTTGCCGAAGCGATCTGCGATCTCGCTTAAGCCGCGGTATTCTGTTTTGGTTTCTATTTCAGCCATTACACGCTCTCCAGCGCCAATGGGAATAACCTCTCCACTTCTAACTGCGCTATTACCGGCGCGACTTCTGCCATAAATAACTCGCGGACTTTATTCCTTCCCTCATCTTCATCTTTACAGAAAAATTCCTTCTTCCCGTAAGACACGATAAAACCATTTTCGACTTTCCTTGCTTTGATTTTCATAACTTCCTCCTGTTTAATTTATTTTTGGTGGACAAAGTGTAATCTTGCCACCGTTGTTTAAAAATTCCTCGATAGCCTTATTATTTTCTCTTTCTTGCTTTTTCTTCTCTGCAATCCTTTTGGCATATAAAGTTCTTGATTGAAGCCAGCGTTTTTTATCGTGTATGCTATGGCCACTCATTTCTCTTAAGGCATTAATCATTATCTGATCTTGTGTTTTATATTTATTTTTCATTTTTCAGCCAGCTTTCCCCAGGCGACAATCTTATGCCATTCTGTTTTCTGGACCTTTTCGCCTTCACGGTTTTTGTAACTTTCGTCCGTGGCGACAGAAAACGTCGTTACCATGTCCCCTGCTGGCGTGTATTTAACATCCGGATCTTTACCCAATCGACCAATCAAAATTACTTTATTCATAATCCTCCTTTTCTGGCGGGTGTGACGCGCCCCTCAAACTCTACCCCAATGCAGCGTTATTGGTTTATGGCGCTGTCACCCCATTAATTATTGCAAATATTTAATCTTTTTATTAAATCCAATTTGCACAATAGCGCTTTCGTAATCGTGCCCCATGCGGTTGTTTTCCATTTCATGGGTCCCTGGTAAATAATCAGGGTGCTTTCCTTCCCGCGCTGAAATCACTTCATAAAGCCTTTCAAATTCTTTCTGTTTCCATTTTTCCTCTTTTGCTTCCATCTGGCAAAGTTGAGTCCAGCCACCCATTGCGTTAATCACCGAATGAATTATTGGATCGCTAAATTTAACGCTTTGGTAATTCCCTATTCGCGCCACTGAATTTAAAACTTCAATCCATGCTTCGGTGGCAACATTTGCTTTTTTCCCAATAATAGCCTCTCTAAGATCGGCAGGCTTCGGGAAAAATCTGCATGAATAAATAATTTCCTTGAAAGCTTCTTCACATTGTTCGTCGGTAAATGGTTTAAGTATCTTCCAGTATAAATCTGTCAACAATTTTGAAATTTGCCGATCATAAAGTTCGCAAAGCGTCGCCATATACTCTTTAAATTTCACTTCGTTCTTCACGCTGGTGGCCTCCAATCTTCAAGCATTTCAACTGTCCGAATCGTCTTATCGCTGATAGTCCCGGCAAGTGGGTGCGATTCTGTCTCTTCATCGAGCCAGCGTTTGGCATTTATCCATGTTGCGGGATATGGGATATAACGGCCTTTGTCTTTCATCCAATCTTCAGATTTCTTGGCTTTGTCAATGGCCGATAACATGGCGTTGAGAAGCGTGTCGTCTGGATTGAGTTTAGAGAAGGCTTTTTCGGCTTCAATTTTTGCTTTCTTTTTTGGGTAGGATTTATAAAATATCTCAAACTTATTTTTTAATAAAGATTTAGATTCAGATAAAGATATAGGGTCAGATTCCCCGCTCGACTGCGTGTCGTTATTTATTAACGTGTTATTAACCGTTAACACACCGTTAAAAGGTGGTAATACACTGTCTTTCTCTGTATTATGAGGGGATTGATGTTTTAAAAATTCAGGAATATCAATATAGTTACGACAATTTACAGTATAACGACGAATAAATACTTTTTGGGGTCTTTCAGGAATTTGTGGCGATGATAATAGATTTAGAAGTTTTTCGATGTCTATTTTATCATAAGGGAAAATTTCAGCTTTGAGATATTTTGGGCGATCTTCGAGCCGCCCTTCTTTGTCAGCATAACACCATAACCCCTCAAATAATAATCGTGCCTCAAACGGCAAAACCGCTAAATCTTCATCTTTAAAAAAATCAGGCTTTAATGATCTAATTCTAGCCATAATTTCATGCCACCTTCCTGAATTTTTCCGGCCAACGCTTTTCCCGGTAGGCCTTTAAAACATCAAAATATTTTTTGCTATCCCTGGGGATATTTACCTCTTTACCGTACCGATTGCTGTGCACCTGCGAGTAACACGCGCCGCATAACCCACGCGTTAAATATTTGTCTGGACGCTCACAGTTTTTGCATGTCCCGTAAGGGGCGCGTGATGTGCTTTTGTATTTTTTTCCTCCATAGACGTGTTCGCATGATCTTTTTGTGTAGGGCGCAATCTTCACTGCCGACCGGCCGCATTGGAGGCAGGAATTTCCTATAATATTTCCGTTACAGTGTGGACAGTGCATCTAAAACCCCTTAAAAAGTTACTGTAAAAGTTAAAACTGCCGCCGCCAGCCAGTAAATAATATGTCGCCAATCACCGGACGAAACATACATTCCAGCGGCTAAAACATCTAAAATAATTAAAATTGTCGGAAATAGTTTTTCCATCATCCCTCAATAATTTTCACAGGATAAATAGCTTCAACCTGTTTTTTCTTCATAATAAACATAGGTGTTCTTTTTCCTTTTGTGTCCTCGAAAGTATAAGTCCCGTTCTTCCAGAAGATAAGAAAATCAAGAACGTATTTTGTGTTTCCCGGGAGTCGAAAAGGAACCTGCATTAAAAACCAACACTGGCCGGCCGATTGCAGGGCTTTTAATTCCAAATATCTGGCCCGTTCCTTCTTCGATCTGAATTTGATATTGTCCGCTTCACAAATAACGGCGTGGAATTTATTTTCTTTATTCGAGAATGGCAATCCTTTAACGGACATTCCTCTTTTTAACGCTTCGTACTCTGCCATATTGTTAAGTCTCATGGTCTATCCCCATAATCGCCCTGCCTAAAATCTCTGGTATTTGTGGCACTATTGCGTTTCCTAGTGCCTTTAGCCTTGCCACTCTGTCGGAAGTTTCAAGTTTGTATAATTCTTCGGATACCCCATGAGGTATTCCACAAAGGCGGGTTGCAACTTCAAGCCACGGTTCAGACCATTCTCCACGGCATCCATGCAACTGTTCGTCATGGGATTTCTGCCCTTCTTCTCGTACTGTTTTGATGCGCCCTTGTAATCCGATGAACGGGCAGTCGGACACATCCCCACCGCTGTTTGAAGGCTTATTCCCGTTTTGCTCCGTTCCAGTTTCGAATAATCCGGCCCCGCTGATGTTCCTTCCGGTGTCGGGAGCAATCCCTTGTCCATCATTGCTAATTGGTCGTTTAAGCAAAGAGGCGCTTTCCTCACATGATAACGGTCTATTAGGTTCTCCTCTGACCGCTGCCCTCTCTCCATGTTCGCATCTGGAGTTCGCAACAATCCAGACTCTATCCCTTCTGTGCGGGGCATTGACGGCGCAAGCTGGAAGACAAAACGTCCTTGTTTCGTAGCCAAGATTTTCCAATTCAGAAAGCAGATTGTCGAATACCAATCCGTTTTCAAGAGTAAGCAATCCTCTAACATTCTCAAAGACGCACCACTTTGGTTTCGGGTCGAGTTCGGCAATGATTCTAAAAGGCTCTTTCCAGAGCCAACGGTCATCTTTTGTGCCTCGACGCTTCCCGGCGCAACTGGCCGGCTGGCAAGGTACCCCTCCGCAAAGAAGGTCGACTGGTTCAAGTTCTTTTCCGCTAACTGTTTTGACATCTTTAAACCTTTTTACATTCGGCCAATGTTTGGCTAAAACCTTGTTGCAAAATTCATCTATTTCAACCTGCCACGCTATTTCCATTCCGGCACGTTCAAAACCTAAATCAAAGCCGCCGATGCCGGTAAATAAAGAACCGACTTTCAAGGGCGCCACCCCCGTACCCCTAACCGCGTCAACTCCGCCATGAGCTTTTCTTTGCGTAAAAGGTCTCTAAGATATTTGTCGGACACTTTCATTTAATCCTCAAAATCACATTATCGGGGTTATTTCGGAAATACTTGACCAATCCACCGCGCATCATGCCTAAGTCTCTCTCAAGGTCATTTATGGCCTTTCTGATAGCCTTTGCGTCGCATGATTCGCAATTGTGGTATTCGTAATTTCTTAAATTGTGAGTCAGTAAAATATATCTTTCTATGTTTGGCATTTTTAAACCTCAAACCGGATCTTGCCGGCCAATTCCAAAACCTCTTCCGGAAGTTCAATATCTTTCAGCGCCGACAAGTCTTTTTTGATTCCGTCAATATCGGCCTTGTGTCGTCTCTGTTCATGAATAAAAATCCATTTAGCGGCTTGCTTGAAAGACAGGCCGTTGATAGCTATCCGGACATTTGACAGCTTAATATCTCTGCAAGTTCTGTATCCGGCCCACACACAAAAAATTGACCACAATAAAAAGAAAATAATGATCATTCGCTTGCCTCCATCCTGAACAACGGGTCAACATTATCCAGTCGTGGGATAATTAAATCCGTCACATATTTTTCATTAAGTTCAATGCCGATGAAATTACGGTCTAGTTTCAAGGCTACTTCGCCCGTGGTTCCACTTCCACAGAACGGGTCAAGGATAGTGTCGCCTTTTTTGCTTCCGGCTAAAATACAGGTTCTGGGGATTTCTTGAGGGAATGTGGCAAAGTGGGCTTCTTTGTAAGGCTTGGTTGTTATTAACCATACGGATCTTTTATTTCTCATTCCATCAAGGGGAATTAGTCCGGCTTCACCCATACTCATTCCACTTTCTTTCATCTTGCGGATCCCCGCGCCGGTTCTTGCTCCATTACTTCCGTCATCATTTCTTCCATTCCATCCATACAAAGCACGTTCGGCTGATGATTCCGCTTGTCTTTCCTTGATCGCGTCTGCATCATAAAAATACCTTGCCGATTTACTCAGGAGAAAAATATACTCATGGGATTTTGTGCAGCGGTCTGTAACTGATTCCGGCATGGGATTAGGTTTCGCCCAAATAATATCTTGGCGAAGATACCAACCGTCAGCCTGTAATGCGAACGCCACGCGCCAGGGGATGCCGATGAGGTCTTTTGGCTTTAGATTATTTATGTGGCGGCCTGGATATTTTGGCTGACCTTCCTTCAAACCACCCTCTATATAATCGCCACCAGCTCCACCAGAGCCGTTATAACTATCCCCCAAATTAACCCACAGCGTCCCGTCATTCCGCAAAACTCTTTTTACTTCACGGAAACCGGCAACCATTTTTTCAACGTATTCTTCGGGGGTTTTCTCTAAACCTAGTTGACCGGAAACGCCGTAATCCCTCAAACCCCAATATGGCGGAGACGTAACACAGCATTGGACAGACTCAGCTTCCAGCGTCTTTAATTGTTCTATCCAATCACCATGCAGAATATTAACTTTCATTCCTTCACCCAATTACACACAGTCTTTTCCCCTTGAAACTTGCAAATATTCGGATAGCGGCAGACAAAACTTTCGTAGGGCTTAAAATGCTTGCAGTCCTTCTCTTGATATTTGTTCGCCGTGCAGAGGCCGTCTTTGCGGTAGTCTTGTTTTTGTTTAGAATGGCTGGTAGAATCGTTACTCATTGCGCTCCGGTTACTACGTTTGTATTTTTGTTGCTTAATTATCAATCAGCTTCCTTGCGCTAAATTATTAAATCCTTTGATTTAAGGCCGAGAACATCAGCTATTTTCTCCAAAGTATTTAATGTTGTTGATTTATTTTTAAGGATACTGTAATATGTCTGCCGACTCATATTCAGCTTATCAGCCATTTTATATTTAGATATTTTTAGTTTTTTCCGTCTTGTTTCTATAAGAGTTGTATCAATCATGGATAACATCTTACATTACATTATATTTTGTGTCAAGAAAAAAATTATTAAAAAAAAGCTTGACAGGTAATATCAAAAGTGTATAATCACTCACAACAGAACAAAAGCCCACACGGACAAAACATCAGGGGGTGAATTAATGAACGAGATAATCATCGACACACAAATAGAGGTTGGAAAATGGAATTAGCAATCAAAAAAAATTCAGTGGAGCTTGAACAGCTTGAAAACGTCATCAAGAAGAACATCGGCGCATTTTATGAAGTAGGCCGGGCGCTGATGGAAATCAGGGATAAGGGTCTTTATCGGGACGTTCTGGGATTTGATACCTTTGAGGCTTATTGTAAAGCAAGATGGTCGTTTACGCGGCAGACAGCTTATCAGTTTATTGATTCAGCAAGGGTCATAGAAAATGTAAGCGATTGCTTACAAAGGCCAGCAAACGAATATCAAACCCGTCCCCTTGCCCGCCTCGAACCCGATCAGCAACGCGAAGCATGGCAGAAAGCCGTTGAAACCGCGCCGGAAGGCAAGATCACGGCGGCTCACGTTGCCAATGTTGTAAAAGAAGTCACCGGCGAAAAGGAAATGGCCTGTGAAGATTCAGACGCGGTTTTTCAGCTTAAACGCTGGTGGAGAAAAGCAACCAAAAAAGACAAGCAAATATTTATCGAATGGTCAAAAAATCATTAAGGGAGGAAAATATGAAAATAAAAACAATGCTTATAACTCCGAAGATCGCAGAAAAAATGCTGTCCTCTAATACCCACAATAGACCGGTATATCAATTAACCGTTGATTGTTACGCAAGGGATATGAGGCTTGGTTTATGGAGACCAAATAATCAGGGAATTGGTTTTGATATAAACGGCGTATTGATTGACGGACAACATCGGCTTTGGGCAATTATTCAATCAGGCGTTACTCTCGAAATGCTCGTTGTCACCGAGCTTCCCATTGAATCACAATTAACAGTAGATACGGGAAAGTTAAGAGGCGTTGGCGATAATTTACATCTTATCGGAGTGGATAACGGGAATTTACGTTCCGCAATAGTGCGTGGATTGATAACAATTTGCACCGGCAATAAGCATATCGGCAAAACATCATTTGGTTTGGTAAATAAAGTCATGGATATTTACAGAAAGGAAATCGACGCGGTTATTGAGAATAAAACTTTAATTAGATCGTTGATGTATTCCCCCGCGCTATCCGCCTTTACCTTCGCCGCGAAATGCTATTTCAATGAAGTGATTGACTTTGAGATAAAATATTTCAACGGTGAAAATCTTACCGCTGGAAATCCTATTTTAGCATTCAGAAATTATATGTTGAGACGAATTGACAATGTTAGAATTGGTGGTTCGGAAAGAAGTATTGTCTCTCAAAATGCTTTAACCTGTCTTATGCACCATATAACTGGAAATAAAATTTCCGTTGTCAGGCATACGCTGGCTGGACAAGATTTCTTTTACACTAAACAAAAAAACACAATCAATAAAATTAATGAATTGATTGGTTATTGACGTTCACTCACCGCGCAAGCGGTAGCGATATAGCAACAAAGCAAAAGCCCACATGCAGCAATGGCAACGGGCGGCACGCTCTGACTTACGAGCAGAGGACAGATGCCTTAAAGCTACGCACCCGACAAAAGGCCAGAGCAAAAGCAGAAGGGGAAACACGGCGGCAAGTCCGCGATCCTGGGGCAAGCGATCTTTTAAAACATGGCCGTGTGGCGGAAGAGTAGAGACGCTTTCGGGAGTGTAAGGAGGCACAGGTGAACAAATCAGTAACCGAATGGCCTAATTCGAGGAGATCGTCACTTCCTTACTTGCCGACGATCATGCAGGTATCAAATCCTGCTGCGGCCACCAGAACCAGTATTAAGAAAATAAAACTTAGGAGGAAAAATAATGACGGGAATAGGAGAAAAAATAATGACGGGAAATTGTAGAGAATCAGAAGTATTGTCGAGGATCGGAGAAAACAATGAAAGAACGGAAACAGTTAAAGAACTTGTTTTTAATTTACAGGCCAGACTGTCAAAAGTTTTGCGTCCGTGTGAAACAGAAAAACCGCGCCCGGAAAGAGTCTCGTACTCAACCCCTCTTGCTGAAGACATCCAGAAAAGTAACGACACTTTGTCCATTATTTCGGACACGCTGAACAGCATTTTGGACAGACTGGAAGTGTAACCTGCGGAAGCGCAGCAATTAAGAGTGCTGAACAAATCCAGAAAGGAGGTCGAGCTATACGTAACCAATAGGCAGGGGTGAGGGGTTGCCCCTGCCACACAAAAAGCTCGGAGGGAAAATGAATCCGATCAACACAATCGCAACGGCAGTAACAAAAATAAACCAGCACAAGGTCGATGACGCTATTTGCCGGTTCATCGGGAGGCACTGGAAGGGGTTTCTGATGGGGTTTTTTACGTTGGCGATATGGAACATTATTATGAGGTGGGTGAGTGTATGAATAATGCAAAATTGGCTAAAAAAATAACGGAGAACATTTAACGAAAGACCATCCAGGAAAGGAACGAAAATGACAAAATGTAAACATACTCATGCTTTTATAAGATCGCTCGAAGGGGAAAGCGTAGATGCTTATTGCCCAGACTGTAATCTAGGTTGGTATGGCTGTCCCGATATATATTTTACATCCACCAACACAAAGTTTCATCGGCCCAAGAAACATTCACCGCCGAAGTGGGTTTTAAGATTATTAGGAAAATAACGACCGAAGTTAGGCGACGCGGTAGCGGTCGCCTGTAGTGAGCTGGTTATCTGATTTCTTAAAAGGAGAATGAAAAATGATTGAACGATGGACACCTAAAATTAAACCAAGCCTTACGGGTGATGGTAATGAATTGAGAATGTGGACTGATAAAGAAGGTGATTATGTTCTTTATACTGATTACATTAAAAAGGGTGATGAACACGCTATAAATACCCGTGAAAATATACTTTTGGAGGCTGTGAAAGCAAGTTATCGTAAACATCACTTAAGTTCTATCGATATTGGATGGGATGAATTGTCTGATATTCTTTTAAATGCTTTGTGTGTCGCATTAGGAGACAAAGGATTCCAAGACTGGCTTAAGTTGGTTAACAGATAACAGCGCAATAAGTGGAATTTGGAGGTCAGCATGATCGATATATCTAAAGGCAGATATTGGGATAACGAAAAAATCAGCCGGAGCGCAGCGCATCGGCTGGATTGCCCTTGTTGTATGTTTTTTAACAGGGCAGAAAGATGAAACAAAATGATAGACGTTGGAGATAAAGTAGAGACTGCCGTGTTTGTGAATAATAAGCGTGTGCCGATGAGTGTTGGCATAGTTGTTCGGCAAAGTGAAGATAAAAGCATCTCTTACGTTGATATTATGAGTCTTCATGGTGGCGCTCCTTGGATTAAGTCCGAGACAACTTGTCATTTAATTAAAATATAACGAAAAAATCAGCCGTAGCGCAGCGATCCGCTCTAATGGGAGGTTATATTTTTTATGCTTAAAATCATAGCTACAATATCAAATTATGCAGTAGCCGCCAACATGGGCGGTAATATTGAAAATACTTCTGTGTTGATTGAAATTCCAACGTCAAGCATTCCCCCTCTACTCAAACAACACCTTGAAAATAAAGAAATAGCAAAATGGCAAACCGTTTCGTTGTCTATATTACATGAGGAAATATAACACATAATATACCAAGTTGGCATTTTCCGAATGAAACGAATAAACAAATATAAATTAGCGAGTTGTAAAGTAAATATACTTAGTTCTTTAATAGTATCAAGATGAGGAGGCCAACATGCTTGAAAACGAAGACGAAGACAAATACGAACAACCGACTATCACGCAGATAGTCCACGCTCTGGTGATTTACGGATTAGTTGTGATCGTGGGGTTCTTCTTGCTGATCGGGCTGGCGAACAAGCCGGAGCCGGTAAAGGACAGTGTTAAGGTGGAGGTCGCGAAGTGACACAGGCCGAACTTAATTTCAATCCGCCGCCGGATTTAACGGCACTGAACATCAGTCCCGAATCTCAATGCGGCGTTATCTACCGGCGGTTGTTGAGGGGATCGGCAACCGGATTGGAATTGAGTATGAATCTCGAAAGAGTAATTCTGTCGCATACAAAAAGGATTTGCGATTTGCGAGAAAAATTAAAGCCGATGGGATGGACTATCGAAACAAAAGAAATAGGCCACGGAATTTTTAAAAATACTTTAGAGAGAATAAATTAATTAACTTAACAACACAATAGGAGGGCCGGAAAAATGACAGCAGCAGAAAAAAAGGTGGAAGATATTTCCACGCAGTTAGAGACGTATAAAAAGCAGGGCGCGAATTTGCTCATGCCGTCAACGCACATTGCGGGGTTGAGTGAATTCCATCAGCCGATAATCGAAACAGTTCAACTTTCAACCGATCCCAATAACGGGGATGTTTACCAACACGACGATGCGGCACCGGGCCCGAACAAGAAATGGCGCCCGACAAAGCAGGCGCTTATGAAGTTGTCCGTATGCGCGGGCGTGATCTGGTCCCCTACAGAATCCAGGCGCATTGATAACGGCGCGGACAGAAACTATATCGCCTATAGAGCCGTTGGCGGAATCAAGAAAGCGGACGGGCAGCCGGTTTTTTTCTCGGCTGAATATGATCTGGATTTTGAAGTTGTCGCGGAAGAACTGAAAACCAATTACGAAATGAAAGCCAAGTATCTGAAGAAGGATAACGGCCAGCGGGCAGCGACAGACAAAGAAAAGGTTGAGTACGTCGAGTATTGCGTCAACCGCGATCTGCTTCAGAAACGGAAGAACAAATTAAAGCTGTGTGAGGCCGGGGCTATGAACCGCGTTCTCCGGATGTTGCTCGGGTTAAAGCAAACCTACACAACCAAAGAGCTAGAAAAGCCTTTTGTTATGGCGCGGATCGTCTTTCGTCCCGACTTCACGGATGCGACAGTAAAAAAGCAGTTTGTTGACGCCTCTATTAAGGCCATGACTGGCATATACGGGCCCGCGGCAATCGCCCAAGATGTAAAAGCGGCTGAACCGATTGATATCACCACGATTGCCAAAGAGGACGACGACAAACAGCCGCCCAATAATACCAATGGCGACGAAACAAAATCGGCACCGGAAGAATCCGCCGTTGTTGACTTCCATAACTCCGACGAAACCAGCCAATGCGTAACGCTTACAAAAATGGCATTTCAGAAAGGCTATGACCTTGTTGGCTATATGGAGAAATGCCAGTGCAACAAACTGACAGACTTTAAGGAAGAAAAGCGGGTGGACATTTTTAAGCACCTTCTTTCGCTGCCCGACAAAGGAGCGGAACCAAAACAAGACGTACCTTATTAATTATTGGAGGCCGGGAGATGAAAATTTTACACCTTGCAGATATTCATGCGCGAGAAAAGGACATAGAGGAAATAGAGAAATGCTTAGGCTTCATGCTTGATAATGCAGTTGAGGAAGAAGTTGATCTGGCTGTAATCGCCGGAGACTGTTTTGATTCCCGCGACATAAAGCTCGACAGCCAGAGCGCGAAGCTGATTATCAAGACAGTATCAGAGTTGGCAAATCAATGCCCTGTCCTGATTGTTTTAGGAACTCCCTCACACGACGGCACCGCTCCGGAAATCCTCAATTACGCTCAAGGCGCACATAAAATAGTTGTCGCGTCAAAGCCTGATCTGATCAAAATAAGAAATGAGGTTATTGTCTCCCTTATCCCTCAGCCGACGAAACAGTTCTTCCAGACGCAAAGCGATATCGCCGGATCGAATGTTGAAATCACGCAGGCCATGAACGGCTTATTTATGGGCATGGGCGCCAGGGCGTCAGAATATCCCGACGTGCCTCATATTCTGGTGGGCCATTGGAACGTAGCAGGCTCTAAACTTTCCACCGGACAAGTCTTAGTAGGGCATGAAATTGATATTCCCTATGACTCAATGATGTTGGCCGAGCCGGACCTGATTTGTCTAGGTCATATCCATTTGCCTCAGCAGATAGGAGATCGCGCCTTTTATTCCGGTTCGCTCTATTCCCTGAATTGGGGCGAAATGGAGCGCAAGGGCTTTTACATTCATACACTGGATGGGAAAAAACTGGTTGAATCCCGCTTTATCGAGACGCCGACAAAGAAGTTAATTCGCGTCGCCGAAAACCATGCCAGAGAAGAAGAGAAAGATGAATATGGCCTTTCATCAAAGAGTATTGATGATTTAGGTTATGCCCTTTATTCGTTCAGCAATGAAGATTTGAATGGCGCATACGTCCGCGCAGATATTACGGTATGGCAAGACGACGCCGCGAAGATCGACAAAGAGCAAATCAAACAGTTCTATATTTCCGGTGGCGCCCTCGACGCCGATATCCGCCTGATCCGCGTACCCCGGCAAACGGTTCGCTCTGAATCCGTCCTGAAAGTCAACACGCTCCGGGACAAGATCAAGGCCATGGCGGAGTTAAGGGGTGAAACCGTATCTGAATCCGTTTTACAGAAAGCCGACCTTCTGGAGTTTGGCGAAAGAAAGGAACAGGTGGCCGCATGAACAATTTTAAATTAAGACTTAAAGGTTTTATCGGAATCAAGCGCGGATTGGGACTCGACGAAATAACCATAGATTTCTCGACAGTCTCAGGACTGACCGCATTTGACGGAATGAACGGTGCCGGGAAGTCAACCGTCCTCGAAAACCTTCATCCCTATTCAACACTGGCTTCACGTTCCGGCGCTCTTTATCAACACGTTTTTATGAGGAACTCCGAAAAAGAGTTTTCCTTCTCGTATAACGGCAATCACTACCGGACATTGTTAAAGATCGACTGCCAGAGCGGGAAATCAGAGGGCTTCATTTATAAGAATGACGCCACGAAATCGGAGACGACTGGGAAGATAAAGGAATACAGCAAATACATAAACGAACTGCTCGGCACTGAGAATATGTTCTTCCATTCAGTATTTTGCGCTCAGAATGCCACGAAGCTATCCGACATGACCACGGGCGAACTAAAAACCCTGCTGTCAGAATTCCTGAATCTCAATAAACTCGTCGAATACGAAGCCACTGCAAAGGATGAAATAACCGCCGTCACCGGACAGATCGAGCAGGTGGACAAACAGATTATGGCACTCGGCTATAAGCAAACCGGCATTGATACGACAAAGGAAAATCTGGCACGGGAGAAAGGAACGCTGGCCGAACATGAAAGCGCCATGGACGAACTGAAAGAGAAGCGCGTCGAATATCAGGCCGAACTTGAACAGTTACGCGATAAGAAAGCCAAGCAGGAAGTTTTATTGTCTCAGAAGGCGAACATCGAAGCCAGGATAAAAGAACTTCAAGACACGCTGGCGCGGGAAGAGAAAGACTCCGACGCCGAACTGAACGCGCTCCGGGACGCCTACAAAGAATTACAGGGGAAGATCAAAGAGAATGAAGCCCTTCTCGCGCAGGCGGATGAAATAAACTCGGCAGCGGGAAAAGAAAGCGAAATAAACAACAAGATTGAACTGCTTACAAAAACGATTGATCTCACGACCGCCGAAATAGCGGAAATTCAGGACACGGTTCATAAGATTGAAAGCCGGTTGCAGGATTTAAGAGCGAAGAAAAAAGAACTGGCCAACGATGCCGAACTGGTGCGCCTTGAACACGCCATTGCTCAAACCGTTCACATGATTAAGCAGGGAAATGGTCAATTATCCGCGCTCGAAGTGCGGGACAAAGATTGTCAAAGCTCAACGTGCTCTTTTATTGTCGCCGCGCTGAAAGCAAAAGAAGAACTCCCCAAATTAGAGGCTGAATGTGCCGATCTTTCCAGGCAGAAACAAGAACGCGCCGGACAGATTGAGCGCGAAACGGCGGAGATTGAGGAACAATTATCTTCCGACGAACACGCGCTCAGATTGAGCAAGGACAATTTAAAAGGCCGCACTGAAACAAATACAGAGGACCGTAAAAACCTTGCCACTGCCAGAATGGACTTGAATAAAGTCAAGGAACTCGCCGGGAAGAAAACCGCCCTTGCCGTCGCTCAGTCTCAATATGAATCGATTACAAAGCAAATGGAAGAGAACACCACAAAGGGCAAAGAACTTAAAGTCAAGTGGGAAAACCGCAAAGCCGATCTGGACGGCAGCATTAAAGACGCTCAGGCTTCGCTCTCGGATATCGAAAGGCAGATTGATACCAAGATAGACATTCGCATTTCTTTAATAAACAAAGATATCTCTGAAAGCGCAAACGAATTATTAGTGCTCGAAACAAAACTCAACGAAACCCGCGCCAACATTATGAAGCTGGAAGCCGAACTTTCATCCATGGCCGCGGTCGAGAAGGAACTGCAAACGGCCAACGCCGAAAAGTCAAGGCTTCAGCAAGATATTGCAGACTGGACATACTTACGAAACGCCTGCGGGAAAAACGGTTTACAGGCAATGGAAATTGATGGAGCCGCGCCGATCATTACGGCTTTTGCGAATGATCTTCTGACTCAGGCGTTTGGTCCGCTCTTTACCGTGAAATTCCGCACTATCAATGACGAAGGGAAAGAATGTTTGGATATCATCGTTATATCCGACGACGGCGAAGAAATTCTCCTGGATAATCTTTCCGGTGGTCAGAAAATATGGTGCTTGATGGCCTTGCGTTTGGCTATGACATTACTTTCTAAGGAAAAATCAGGAAAGAATTTTGAGACATTTTTTGCAGATGAAATTGATGGCCCACTTGATCCCGGCAATGCTGTAAATTTTATTAATATGTATCAAGGATTTATGAAACTCGGCGGGTTCAAAGAGGGATATTTTATATCGCACAAAACAGAGTGCAGAACTTTGGCGCAAAACAGTTTGGTCTTTGAACCAGGCAAAAATCCATATTTTCAATAAAGGTTATTATGAAAGAGATTCCTTTGACTCAGGGAAAGGTTGCATTGGTTGATGATGAAGATTTTGAAAACATAAAACATCTTCATTGGTATGCCCGGTTATCACGTAATCATCTTTACGCGGCTTACAAAGTAAAGAGAAAAGGAAAGTCAACAATTTATTATATGCACAGAGTTATTATGCAACCTCCAGAGCACCTTCATATTGACCATATTGACGGGAACGGACTTAACAATCAACGGAGTAATCTTAGATTGTGCACACATCAGGAAAATCAAAGGAATAGAAGCTCTGCACAATCAAACAGCAAAAGCGGCGTCAAGGGCGTCAGTTGGCATAAATCATCAGGAAAATGGAGGGCTGTTATTAAGTACGAAGGTAAGCATAAACATATAGGAGCGTTTTCATCAATAGAGGATGCGGCTATCGCTTATAGAAACGCAGAGATAAAATTATTCGGAGAATTTGCACATAAATAAAAACAGGAGGAAATACATGAAAATCGGAGAAAAGACATTGACGGCAGGCGGCCAGCTTTTAATCAATGCTCTGCTTACGCACATTGAAAAAATCAACCTGGCATACCTGAACGCCGGAGAAAAAGACTTTAAAATCAGTCTCGGCTTAACCATTAATCCCGGACCGGCAGCAGGAAATCACAAACTGAAAGCCGATATATCCTTTAATCTGGAGAAAATCACGGATACGTTTTCCACGTCTGTTGACGAACTCCAAACCGGACTGTTCGATGAAAACCAGATTACGCGGCCTTGTTATCTCCGCCCCGACGAAGAAGTTTTTGAGAATGTATGCAAACGATGTAATTTCCGCATGGACCTGATTTTTGTTTCCGGTGAAGACATGCCGCGCATAATCGGCAAAAACGACGAGCTGCCTGAGCTTAAAGACGGTCAAATGCTCCAGACTTACGCTTGTCCGGCATGGGCGGACGAATTCTATAAGGAATGGTGCGATCTCATGGTGGCGCGGGAAATCGAAGTTAAAGAACAGCCGAAGTTAAAGAAGATTGCAGGCGGAAAAAAATGAACATCATTCATCACGGAAAGGTCGCACAAGGTAAATTAAAATTTGATATGCCCTCAAAATACCTTGTGCACCTTTCCAAGTTAGAAGGCAAGCGCTTTGAACTCGTTCTGAGACAGGAAAAGAGTAAGCGATCAGATCAGCAGAATAGATATATGTGGGGCGTCGTGTACGAGATTTTAAGCGAACATACCGGATACACACCGGAGGAAATACACGCAATAATGAAGTTTAAATTCCTGAGAATCAGGGATGATAGAAATAACGAATACGTGCGGAGCACAACGAAATTATTCCACTCAGTGAAGAACTTTTTAAAAACCCTGACACGAAACTTTGTGTAGAT